ACCCGCTGGATTTTGCCACAACGAGCAACCGTGTAGTGACTGGTGTCTTCGCGGGCAGGTAAAACGTCAGCTCGGTTGGGTAATGCCACGAAATGATCATTCGTATGAAATCGAGTTTCGCGACGGTAAGACATGGCTCGTACATCCACAGTCACGCAGTCATCCGGTCGAGCTCACTGATGAAGTTGCACGGCAAATGGGTTTCACGCCAGAATACGCGCAACTCGAGAAAGATTACTCCGACTGTCCCGCACTTCACGCTGAGGCCAACGCGCTCTCTGTGTGTGAACGCTCGGTCCGCGAGGGTGGTACGATCTACGTCACGAGCAACATCTGCTGGAACTGCGCGAAACTCACCGCAAACTCAGGACTTAAGCGTGTTGTCGTACTCGTCAAGGCTGAGTTTGCGCATCGTAACTCCGACAAATCATACGAATTTCTCGAGCAGTGTGGATTAAAGGTAGATCTTACGTGACGCATCGCATACCGATGTCATGGTCGACCCAGATGCATTGGGCTGCGTCATTTGCATCACGTAAGCGACGACGTATCGGTGAACCACGGCGAACGTTTCCGATGCGCTACGAACAGTTTCTCATCACGTTAGGAGAGCATAACCTACCGTACGGTCGCACCACAAGTGGACGTGGTTACCTCACTCACATCGTTGACGAAGTTTACCTACTCTGGCGCCACGGCAGCTACCGCGGTGCCATCGTGCGATGGCGTTGCGGCGCGACATCACGTATGTTTCGACTTCTCGATGAACCTGAGTCGACACTCTGCGCCGTGTGTCCAATCGAACGACCTCCACGTTGGGAGCGTTAGTGACTCTCGAAGGCGTCAACCTACATCTCATTGACTCGGTCGCCGAGGCCTCTGAACTTATGACGTGGCTCAGTGAGCGTGGTCACGAGGACAGTATCGGCTGCGACACGGAGACGACCGGTCTCAATACTCGCACCGATAAGCTGCGCATGGTGCAGGTCGGTGACGAAATGACCGGATGGTCGATACCGTGGGAACGGTGGGGTGGTGTCTTCGAGGAACTCGTGCGTAAGTGGGATGGTGACTACGACTTCCACAACGCGATCTTCGACACCGACTTCCTCGACCGTGAGGGTGTCGTCATACCACGTAATAAGATTCACGACACCCGCCCGATGTTTCACATCCTCGAACCGACGTACTCCACCGCACTGAAGAACCTCTCCGCACGATACATCGACGCACGAGCGGCCGGCATGCAGCAGGCACTGGACACCGCGATCGGTTCACGTGGCGGCTGGACGTGGGCGTCAGTTCCCGTGACGTTCGGTGCGTACTGGCAGTACGCCGCACTCGATCCAGTGCTTACGAAACGTCTCAAGCAGGAAGCGTGGCCACGTCTCATCAGTGATGACGTGATGGTTGCGTATGAACTCGAACGCGCGGTGCAGTGGGTTATCCAGCGTATGCAACGCAACGGTGTTCACGTCGATGCGAACTTTGCACGAACAAAGTTCGAGCAGTTCACACACTACTGCGACAAGGTTGAAGCTTGGTGTAAGAACACATACAACGTGAGTCCAGGTTCGAACCAAGCTGTCATTGAGGTTCTCAAGCGGGACGGTGTTGAGTTCACGAAACGTACGAAGGGTGGCGCGCTCTCGCTGGACTCAGATGTTCTTGAGTCGATTCAGCACCCACTCGCTGAGGCGGTACTCCAACGGCGTCAACTACAGAAGATCGCATCAACATACCTACTCCATATGTTCACACAGCATGACGCAGATGATCTTCTTCATCCGTCCATCAACCCGCTCGGTGCACGTACGAGCCGCATGTCGATGTCAGATCCAAACCTTCAAAACCTTCCTCGCATCTCAGAGGCTAAGCCTGCGGCTACGACCGTACGAACTGGGTTCACAACCCGCTACCGCGAGTCTGGCGGGCTTATGATGTTTTGCGACTTCGACCAGATCGAAATGCGTGGTCTCGCTCACCTGTGCCAAGACAAGGGCATGAAAGATGCATTTCTCTCAGCTGGTGACTTCTTCGTTAATCTGGCACGTCAGGTCTTTCGGGACGATACGATCGAGAAGAAAGATGCTCGTCGCCAAATCACTAAGAACGTCGGTTACGGTAAGATTTACGGCGCCGGGATCGCTAAGTTGGCGCTTACTGCTGGCGTGTCGGAAGAGCAAGCAGCCGCGGCGATGCATGCTTTTGATGCATCGTTCCCAATGGTACGCAGCTTTCAGAACCTCGTCCAGCGGACAGCACTTGATCGTAAGTCCAGCGAGGGTGTGGGATATGTTCGTAGCCCTCTCACCCGTCGGCGTCATCCATCTGATGATGGCAAGGAGTACGCACTCGTCAACTACCTGATCCAGGGTCTCGCCGCCGAGATGTTCAAGATGAAGCTTCTCGAGCTCGACGCCGCTGGACTTGGTGAGTGGATGTGTTTACCCGTTCACGATGAGGTTATCCTCGACGTACCTGCCGAGCACATCCGTGACGCGGCACACGCACTCCAGCAGGTAATGAATGACGAGAAACTTCTCTCGGTACCGATCACAGCGAGTGTCTCCGTTGGTGAGAGCTGGGGGCAGAAGCGAGCGTATGACGCATGAGAATCATCTCGGTTGACCCAGGTGAGTGGTGTGGTGTTGGGTTCTGGATCGACGGCGCGTTTGACTCACTTGAGATGTCACCGTTTCAAGCCATCGAAATGGTCGAGCGTCACAGTAAGTTAAACGCAATAGATCTCGTCGTAGGCGAACGTTATGACCCAAGCGCTAAGAAAGTGTTAACGCAGCAGCTTGAAGCTATGTACACACTCGGTGCTCTTCGGTACATCACCACACGATGCAAGGTAACATTTGCGTTACAAGATAGAGCAAGTGCTAAGAAGGTTACCGACGCGACACTTCGTAAGCTTGGTTGGTACACACGTACGAAGGACGGTCACGCTAATGACGCCGCACGGCATATTTGCCACGCGTTGCTGACTCACGACCCAGAGCGCTACTTAGAGCTTCTCGATCGTATATAATTTGATTTTGATCAAATGACCAATGAAGAAGGATACTTATGCCTACCGCTGAGATCTGGGAAGGCACCATCGCCGTCGATACAACGTGGAATGAGAAAGAACTCATTAAGTCTATTCCCGGTTCGCGGTGGCACGCAAGTGATAAGCGCTGGACGGTACCACTTACCTGGGCAGCGTGCTGTCAACTTCGTGGCGTGTTTCGCGATACACTCGTCGTAGGACCTGAACTTACGCAGTGGTCGTGGAATGAGTATAAAAGTCGTGTCGAGCCGTCGATGAATATTCGCTTACTAACTGAGACAGAGAATCTTAACGATGATCGACTTTATCCATTTCAGCGGGTAGGAGTTCTTTTTCAAGAGATTGCAAAGTCGGGACTTCTCGGTGATGACATGGGTACCGGTAAGACAATTCAAGTTCTCGCATCACTTCAGCGTCAGGACAGTGTACTTCCTGCACTTGTCATTTGTCCCAACTCTGTGAAGACCGTTTGGGCTGACGAAGCGGTAAAGTGGTTTCCTGAAGCAAACACGTATGTCATTATTCCCGGAGTACAGCGTAAGAAGATACTTGCCGCGGCCGCTGCAGACTCGAAGGCATTAGTCATCGTAAACTATGAGTCGACACCGCGTTTATCGCGACTCGCCGGTTTTGGGTCAATTGCACTTCGACGCTGTAAGCAGTGCGACACGAAGTGGGGTGATCCGCAACTTAAGGCGACTTCATGTGAGGTGCATCAACGTGAACTCAACACGATACCTTTTCAGACTGTCATCGTCGATGAGGCACATCGAATCAAGGATCCGAAGGCAAAGCAAACCCGTGCCTGTTGGGCTCTCGGACGGAATGACAGCGTACGTCGTCGATGGGCTCTCACAGGTACACCAGTTGCTAATGATCCGAGCGATCTATGGTCGATCATGCACTTCGTCTCGCAGGTGGAGTATCCGACGAAGTCTAAGTTCGTCGATCGCTACTGCCTCCAAGCGTGGAACGAGTACGGTGGACTTGATGTCGTCGGAGTGAATCCAGCGACACGAGATGAGTTCTTTAAGATTCTCGACCCAAGGTTTCGTCGCATGCCCGCCACGCTCGTGCTTGACCAGCTGCCACCACTCATTCGGTCTACACGCACCGTTGAGATGACGCCACAGCAACGCAAGGCTTATGATGAAGTTCACAGGCGACTCGTGACACGTCTCGATGACGGTACGATTCTCGTCGCACCAAATAGTCTCGCCGCGCAGATTCGACTACTTCAGCTCGCTTCATCGTATTGCACCGTAGGTATCCCACCCGATGGTGATCCTAATGACATCGCCGGCTGGATGGTGACGCTGCGTGAGCCAAGTCCTAAGATTGATGAACTCGTTGAGATCATTACCGAGCTCGGTAAGCGTCAATTCGTCGTCTGCGCCGAGTCGCGTAAGCTCATTAATCTCGCGTCGGCGCGACTCGCTAAGATCGGTGTGAAGCACGGACTTATCACAGGCGAGGTTGACCAGTATGAACGTAAAACCGCTCTCGACAACCTCCAAGATGGTAAGAGCCAGGCGCTACTCTTCACGCTCAAGGCAGGTGGAACCGGACTTACGATGACCGCGGCTGACACGATGATTCGTCTTCAACGTTCGTGGTCCATGATCGACAACGCGCAGGCAGAGAAACGAGTGTATCGTATTGGCTCGGAACGTCACGAGTCGGTACAGATCATTGACATCATCACAACAGGAACTGTTGAGGAAGTACAGCTTCATCGTCTTCTTGATAAGATGCGTCGTCTCGAGGAAATCAACCGTGACCGCGCGACACTCATCGCGGCCGGTAAGAACACAGGCGATCTCGATAACTTTGAAACACTCATTATGAACAGCAACCTCGGCGTGCCAATGACGAATGTAAGTAACTTACAAGCATTCAATGCGCACGTCGTGAACGACGCACTTTCAATATTCTTGGGGGGATGATGACTAATGAGATCACGGGGGCGACACCGCCGTCCTTCGTTCACTACGATGATCGTGCACAGGTTACTGCAACACTTACGGCGTCGGCTCGGCTAGTTTCGAACAGTGAGGTGCAAACGTTTCTTCGCTGCCGGCGAAAGTGGTGGCTCGCGTGGTATCTCGGTCTACGACCCAAGCTTGAGTCACCCACTGGTGTACGCGCCATTGGTGACCGTGTGCATCGCGCACTCGCCAAGTGGTACGTAACCGAAGACAGCGAACGTACCGACTCACGTGACGCGCTCGAAGAAGAGATCATTACCGACTGGCATCTTCTCGTTGATCACTACGGTGGTACGAGCGAGGTACCTCCGGGAGTTGCGACTGACTTTCACAAGGATGCCGACCTCGAGCGCGCGATGATCTCTGGCTACGTCCAGTGGCTCGAAGAGACCGGTGCCGACGCCAACATCCGTACTCTCGCTAGCGAGCGATACATTCAAGTTCGCTTTCCCGTCACGGGCGAGACATTGCCCGTGTATCTCATCGGTAAGCTTGATGCACGCGTCGAGCGGGTGAGTGACAACGTCAAGCTCTTCATTGATCACAAAACGGTTGGTGACTTCGTACGTAAGACGCGAACACTGCATATGGACCCACAGATGCTGCACTACCATCTCATCGAGTTTTTGTCGCTGGAAGATTCGGATGAACGCTGTGACGGCGCGCTCTACAACATGCTTCGTCGCGTGAAGCGAACCGCGAAGGCAAACCCACCGTTCTACCAACGCACCGAGGTTCGTCACAATCATCACGAACTTCAGTCGTACACGCTGAAGCTGCAAGGTATCATCAGCGACATGCTCATCACCGAGCAGGCACTCACCGCGAGCATGGCTCACCCGAGTGTCATCGTCTACCCACATCCCACCGGTGACTGCTCGTGGGACTGTGACTTCATCAACGTCTGCCCACTCTTCGACGATGGCTCGAGAGTTGGTGATATGATTCGAGAGTACTTCGCACAAGGTGACCCACTTAGTTACTATCACAGAGATATGACGAAGGAGTAGCGACTAGTGACACCAAGCAAGGGTGAGGTTCTCTCACTTCTCATTCACGCAGCTGCGAAGATCGGTAAATCAACGCTATCTTCCACCGCACCACGACCAATTCTCGTACTTGATGCGGAAGGTTCGTGGCGGTTCATTAAGATTCCCAAGGTTCACTGGGATCCAATGAAAGACCCGATTCCACGTCACACTGAAGACACGAAGTGGGAAGCGTGTATCGTAAACGTCACCGACTGGCAAACGATCCAGCAGGTGTACATGTGGCTCGTCACAGGACAGCACGATTTTCAGTCAGTCGTCCTCGACTCTATCACCGAGATGCAGCGACGCTGTAAGCAGAACCTCGTAGGTGATCGCAAGACGGAGTGGACTGACTGGGATGACCTACTCCGTAAGATGGATGCCGTCATCCGTGGCTACCGCGACCTCACCATCATGCCCGGTCCGGTACGTTGCGCCGTGTTCATCGGTGAAACACGTGAGTCACAAGGTAAGTGGCGCCCATACATGCAGGGACAAATCAACGTATCACTGCCATACTGGGTAGACATCTGCGGCTATCTCTACCCAGACTATGATGAAGATGAGAACGGAGGAAAGACGAAACGAGTGAATCGGTTGTGGATCGGCTCACATCCACAGTTTGAGACAGGTGAGCGAGTACAGGGAGTTCTCGGTGACTGCCTGACGAACCCAAGCATCGAAGACATGATGAAGAAGATCTTCGCGGAGATCGAACGTACGGAGGTAACCACGTGACTGAAATTACATGGGCCGAGCTCATCCAAGGATCGGCAGACGCTCTCAAGCCGGTACCAGATGGTGAGTATCCATTCATCGTTGATGACGCACGGTCGGCGACGGCGTCAACCGGTGCGCCTATGATCGTCGCCAAGTTGAAGATCCGCGAAGGCGCGCACGCAGGACGTAAGATCCTACAAAACTTCGTGCTCACAGTAGACAGTCAGATGGCACTCGCTATCTTCTTTCGTAGCATGGCGACGATGGGTCTCGACGCGAGTTACTGGTCACAGCTGCCGCCTGGTCTACCCGGTCTGGAGATCGCTGCAAAGGCACTCATCGGTCGCATGGGTCGTATGCAGCTCGGCCACCGTACGTGGCAGGGAGTCGATCGCAATGAAGTCAAGAACATCCTGCCAGACCTCCCCGGTGGTGGACCGATGGCTCCGGGTACGGTAACCGGCCCGCCCATCCCGACGGCTCCAGCGGGTGGTACGCCGCCCGCACCGGCCGCTCCAACCCCGACTCCGGCACCGACCGCCGCCGCACCAACGTCACAGTCGAACACAGGTGGTCCGCCACCTCTGCCGTTCTGATAGAGTTAGGTTTTGAGGGACGATCGGCGAGGTTACCGGTTCACGGTGCTCAGTGGAGGCTCGATCGTCCCTCCCCTATGACGAAGGATGAGTGAATGAAGGCGCTTATTACGACAACGATTAACGTACCGCACAACCTTACCGAGTGGGCTGGGTGTCTCACCGAGGATGACGTCATCATCATCGCCGGTGACCTCAAGACTCCACACGTGCAACTAGGTGACCTCATTACCGGATTGCGCAACTCGTACGGCGTCTGCGCAGAGTACCTCTCGCCCGACGGCCAGCGAAAATGGGCGAGCTCAGAGGTTATCGGTTGGAACTCCATCCAACGGCGAAACATCGCTCTTCTCGAGGCAATCACTCTCAAACCTGACTGGGTCATTACCGTTAATGATGATGGATTTCCTACTATGGATCGTCAGCTTAGCGCGATCATTGATCGGTGTGAGCGACTTCATAAGACGTTTTCGAGTAACACAGAGTGGTGGAATCCCGGATCACAAAACTACCCACCCACCGTTCATCGTGGTATACCAATACCACAACGTCACGCACAGCATCTACCCACTCCAAATGAAGAGTACGCGGTCGGCGTCGCTGAGATGCTCATCATAGGCGACCCAGATGTCGATGCAGTGGAACGTATCTGTCATAATCCACAAGTGGAGTTCATCTCCACTGACATTCGACTCGCACCTGGCACGTGGGCACCGTTCAACTCTGAGGCCACACTCATCCGTGGTTCGCTCGCACCGTTGCTGTTTCAGTGGCCAGGCGTCGGACGCTATGATGATATCTGGTGCTCATACCTCGCGCGCTGTGTCATGGATCACCTCGGCTGGGCGGTATACTACGGTGACCCACCGATCAAGCAGGAACGCAACGCACACAGCCTACTCGCTGACCTCGACGCAGAGTTGTTCGGCATGCGACACACAGAGGAACTCGTACAAGTACTTCGTAATGTACGCTTCCATGGTGACATCACTCCAACGCAAGCTATGATTCACGCTGTAAATGAGGTACTCGCACGCTGCCCGTGGCTGCCACTGCAGACACGTGACTCATTTTACGCGTGGTTCGCTGACTTGGAGACGGTAGGTGTAAAGTGAAAATCGGGTACGGTAAGCTCGGTCGATCGATGCCACTCACGCTGGATAAGTGCGGTAACCTCGGCGGTGACGTCGAGTGCGTCGCGGTCGTGAAGGAACTCGCGCTTCGTCACCCAGATGATCTGTTCTACCTCCTCGGCCGCAACAGCGGTGAAGACCCGGAAGAAGTGGGACTCCCACCAAACGTCATCAACATGTGGTCTAGGTGGCAACCCATGCTTCGCGCGTACATGACTGCGAACGGCATCAAGGGTAACATGACGATCAACCAGCATAAGCAACTCTTGAAGCTCTACGAGTCACTCACGCAGCCCGTCTTTGAGTATATGGACAGCCACGTCTGGTGGGTTGGTCAGCACGGTTCATCAAACTCACCGATACCCATGACGAACGGCTCGGGTCAGCTCACGAAACCACATGACTCATACTCGTTCTACTGCGCGTTCGTTTTTCAAGGTCTCAACGCGTGGCGCGATAAGGATCCGTTCACGCGTGAGGAAGTATATCTCAACGCGGATGCTCGCAACCGTCACAAGATGCGTGACCTAAAGTGGCCACTTAAGAATCCCATTCTTACGCAGTATAACTTCACAAACAACATCACACATGAACGTTACGGTGACATTACACATCCAGATGCCAATTGGCACGGCGTTAGTGACATGCAAAATCCATACCGCTGGGTGTCTGTCGTAGACAACATCTACGCACGTCTCGAGATCAACGGTCTCGCTCCTGGGACACCGTTTGGTGACCTCATCTCGTTCAATGACACGTGGGAAAACCGCGATGCGTTTGGTATGTTCATCAACGAGGCGCGTGCACAGGGTATCGGTGATGAAAAGAAGCGTGTTAACGTGATGAAGAAATGGGTACTACCTCTCTACACAACCATGTGGGCACCGTCATTCATTCACGGAACGTGGTCAGATGTGTCGCAGGAAGCATTACAGCTTGACATTGATCCCGCACCGTGGAACCAGTACTACCCAAAGTTGCACTCTGTGCGTGCAACGTTCACAACACCATCTAGTGGGAGTGGCTGGGCCACCGCGAAGCCATGGGAGGCATTCGCAGGTGGTACGGTCTGCTTCTTCCATCCAGATTATGATGATCAAGATAACATCCTTGATGACGCACCGCCTGAGCTTCACCGCTGGTTGCGTGTGAAAACACCGCTTCATCTTGAGTCGAACATCCACGCGGTGAATGAAGACCGCAGTCTCTGGCTCGATCTTGTTCACCTACAGCGTGCGCACTTCAACCGTGCAATGAAAGAGAAGCGTTACCTTCGACTTATCGAGGAGAGGATCTGGGGATGAAGTCCGCACTCATTACCGGTTCATCAGGTTTCGTCGGACGTCACATGCACCGTGAGCTTGTTGACCGTGGGTATGCGGTCGTTGACGTTGACCTCGTCGACGGTGGCGACGCACTCGTGACATTCAAGCACAGTGACCGACGTTTCGACCTCGTAGTACACGCCGCGGCGACGGCGCCGTATCGCTCCGCGATCGATAACATTCCTGGGACGTTCGTACAGGACATGCAGCTCGACTCGGCGATGTTCAACTGGGCTATTCGTACGCGGCAGTACCACGTTCTCTACATCTCATCGAGTGCGGCCTACCCCATCGAGGTTCAGAATCTTGATCGTGTCGTCAAACTCACTGAGGATGAGATAGATCTCGACTTCCCTGAGCTACCTGACGGTAACTACGGCTGGACGAAACTTACCGGTGAACGCATGGCTCACGCTGCACGTGCGTGTGACATTCCAGTCACCGTAGTGCGACCGTTCTCCGGCTACGGTGAGGACCAGTCGCCCAATTGGCCGTTCGGAGCGTTCGTCCAGCGGATACGAAACGGTGAGTCTCCCGTAAAGATCTGGGGCAGTTCATCTCAGACACGCGACTGGATTCACATTAGTGACGTCGTTAAGGGCGCACTCGCTGTCGTCGATGCGGCGACAGATGAACCAGTCAACCTCTGTACAGGTCAGGCAACGGCGATGGGTGATCTCGTTGACATGATGATGAACGTTGCGGGCTACTCCGCATCTGAGCAGAGATATCTCGTCGACAAGACGGCACCCATGGGTGTCATGAACCGAGTTGGTGACCCAAGCCGCATGTACGAATATTATGAACCAAAGGTGACACTCGAAGAGGGTGTCGCGCGAGCGTTGAGGAATGCGTAATGGACTCGTTAGAAATGATGCTTACGAACCAACTCAAGCTTCAGCACAAACTTGGTCATGAATTTGGTCGAATGACCGATGATGAACGTGTTGAGTACATCAAGGAAATGTATATCGCAACGACGATCGAGCTCGCTGAGGCACTTGGTGAAATCTCGTGGAAGACGTGGACCACGAAACCACCAAGCGTTCAACTCTTACCGTTCATCAGTGAGCTTGGTGACGCGTTTCAGTTCATCATGAATATGTGGTTTGCAGCGATGCCAAACGCGAAACCTGCTGAGATCGCCGCGGCAATGTTCGCAACGCACACCGCAAAACTCGAAGTGAATCATAAGCGTCAAGACAGCGGTACGTACGATGGCGTCTCTACGAAGTGTCGCTCGTGTAAGCGAGCACGTGAAGACGCAGAAGTAAGTAGTGGAACGCTTAGCTGGACATGTTCATGTGGAACCATCAACTCGCATAGATCTTGCATAAACTGTGCGGGAACCGGCGTCATCAACGTGCCAAACTACGTATATAACGGTCAGCCTTGCACGTGTGACGCGGGTAAGTCATTTCGTGAGGCATCATCCTGATACAGTTTAGTTTATGTTTCGCGCGGTTGACTGTCAGGGATATGCCGGTGGGTTCACGCTTGGAATGGTGCAGGCGGGTTTCAAGCTCGTAGGAAAGCGTGAGATGAAGGGCGGCTTTGGTGTCGCTAACTGTGAGGTCAACCGGCACCTACTGGGTCATTCGTGGCAGACTGAAACCAGTGCGCCTCACGAGTGGAGCGTGGTGGACGCCGACGTGGTATTCGGTAACCCACCGTGTAGTGGCTGGTCCGCTATGTCCGCGAAGCATTTTCGAGGCGGCGCGTCACCCGTCCTCTCATGTACGTACGCGCTGGTCGACTACGCGTCACGTGTGATGCCTCAGGTCGTCGTCTTCGAGTCCGTCCAGCAGGCGTTTACTCACAGAGACGGACTTCCTACGATGCGCGCGCTACGTTCACACCTCGAAGGAGCAACGAATGAACGATGGGACCTTTACCACGTCCTTCATAATGCGTACGCCGTCGGAGGTGGAGCATTTCGTAAGCGATACTTCTGGGTTGCGAGCCGTATCCCATTCGGAGTTTCTTACGTACACCCAACTCGACTGCCGCTGCTTATGGACGTCATCGGTGACCTTGCGGGTCTCCCGCAATCTTGGCAACCTCAGCCTTATGATACTCAGTGGCCACATCCGTGGGCTGAAGCTCGTCGCTCCGCAACGTCGCACGTTGACGGGCACCGTGCTGTCGATAACCCGCTCACTCGAAGAGTGGCTGACCTCCTGGCTGCCGTTGATTGGTACCCAGGCGATCATCTCGCTACGGTGGCAAAACGTTACTTTGACAAGTTCGGACGACTGCCAACATCATGGGCAGCGACCGAAGCTAAGCACGTAGCGAATGACTGGTTCATGGGTTACACCACCCCAATCCGCTGGAAAGGTGATGAGCCAGCGCGTGTTATCACTGGCGGCAGTCTCTACACTGTGGTGCACCCAACCTTAAATCGGACGATCACGCATCGTGAAGCGGCTAGGATCCTTGGTTTTCCAGACGACTGGCTACTCGCTCCGCTCAAGGACACACCTGGGCTAGCTGCCACGCACGGTAAGGGTATTACGGTGGACTGCGGTCGGTGGATCGGGTACTGGATCAGTGAGGCGCTCCATGGACGACCTGGAGACTTCGGCGGTACTCAGCTTGGAGATCGCGAGTTCGTCATCGATGTGACGAACGGACATAAGCAAAGCTTGATACAATCAGACTTGACACCGCTCGTGCGGAACGCGTTAAAGAGAAATCTGTCACCAACCACAGGAGGAAAGATCAAGATGACTGAACCCACGCCTGAGGCGACCGCCGAGTCGACCGAGGCCGCGAAGAAGGGTCGGCCGCGACCGGACGCCACGATCCAGCAGGATGAGCAGGCGTTCAACGCGCTCGCCGGCGACGGTCTGACGAAGGATGAGCTCGCAACGGCGATCGGCGTCGAGTCGAACAAGGCATACCTATCGCTGTACCGGCTGCGGCGTGATGGCCGGATTCACAAGACGAAGGTAGCCGGCAAGACCGGATACGTCTGGAAGCAGGGCACGGCGCCGGCCGCCGAGGCACCGGCAGAGACTCCGGTCGCGATCTAAGCACGTTCACATATCGGGCGATCAGCATCCGCTGGTCGCCCAGTGTGTTTCTGGTAAAATCCAAACCATAAGGAGGTGATCATGGGTATCTGGACTGACATTGCCCAGTGGGTAGGACCGCCACCTCACGCAAGCAATCCAATCGTTGATCACTTATATGTTGTCGAACACATCGCTGACGGAAGTTACCTCGGCACGATTGCGTGGCAGAAAAACCCAACGAGCAACGTCAGTAGTCACTTCATTGTGGCGAAAGACGGTCGCATCGCGCAGATGGTCGACACAAGTCGGCAGGCATGGACACAGATTCGGGGAAATCCATACTCGATCTCAATTGAGAATGAAGGGTTTACTGGGTCACAGCTAACACCGCAGCAGGTAGCGGCATCCGCACTGTTACTGGAGCGCGCACATCGCGAACACGGAATTCCACTACAGGTAACCGGTAAGGTGGGTGTACCTGGTCTTGGGCATCACTCGATGGGGTACGAGTCAGGTGTGAACTGGGGGCACCAGTTTTGTCCCGGTAAACCGATCATTGACCAGAAACCCACCATCGTACAACTCGCACTACGAATTGCTGGAGGAGACGTGGCATTTCTCGATGATCCGAATGAGCTTCAGATGGCCTCACGTATTGATGCGATTGTCAACATGCGTCCGATCGTCGTCGCACCACCCGGATACACGCTGCCGGTACCGAACGAAGAGAATAAGCTTGCGACTGTGCTTAACGCGTTGATGGCTAAGGCTGGCCTAACGGAAGAAGAGTTGCAAGCCATCTCCGACGCCGCCAGGGAAGGTGCCGAGTCAGGTGCCGGTGTGACGCATGAGGAGCTCGTAAGCGCTGCTGAGGAGGGTGCCAACCTCGCCGAAGACTCGTAAATCTTCACGTAACCCATATGTCGGGTAAAAGGAAAGAGTAGGCTGTGCGTGAAGGTTCAAGCAATAATTACCGTGACGCGCGACGTCGGATGCCTCGTCGTGGGTTTGGGTGGCATCATTTTCCAGCAGGTAACTGGTCAAGTAAACATCGAACTTCTTCTCGTATATACGACATTTCTAGGCATTCCTGGAGCGCTCGGTCTACTCTCGCTGCGTGGGAAATCAGCTACCGAAAGTTCATCGTCAGAATCTCAGGATTCTTCACAGTCGCAGGCCTCATCCTTGTAGTAGTCCAATGCATGAGGAGATGACGTGCCACCGTTTCATGTGCAGCAGGGAAGTCACTTCAACCGCGCACAGTGGTACTCACTCGTCGCACTCTTTGTATCGATGCTAATGCTTACCGGTGCGTCACTTCTCTACGCGAACTATGTGGCAACGAAGTCAACGCAGCGTTTCTGCTCAATCGTCATAACACTCAATGACACATACAAGCAGCAGCCACCACAGACAGAAACGGGGAGAAAATTCGTAAGAGACATGGCAAAACTTGAGAGAGATCTCAAGTGTGAGAGGTGACGATAATGATTAAGTACGGTAAACCTATCGTCGCGGTGATTGCCGCGGGTTTGATCGCGCTTTACGACTACCTGAACGACGGTCATATTTCATCTGAAGAGTGGGTGCACGTTTTCATTGCGATAAGTCTCGCGGTGCAAGTGTATCTCGTACCACTAACGGTCGAGTGGCCGTGGATGAAGACCGGCGTCGCCGTCGTTCTCGCTGTTCTCAACGTCTTGGTGATTTCGATCGTAGGTGGCATCACGCAGCGCGAAATCGTTGAGCTTGCGCTCGCAGCGTTGACGCCACTTGGTGTTGGGCTCGCACCGGCGATTTCACACAACGGAGTCACATCTAATCCGTAACACCGTGGTTGAGACGATTTTTGAACGGGTCGTCTCCCACCTGGGCGCCCGACCTATCCCCCAACACGCCAACGGGTCGGGCGCCCACTTACGTCCTGTTTACATCATCACATTACCGTGATATAATTGACTTACTGAAGACAGAGCGGGAGAGATACCCAAAGGAAAGCAAGTCCTGTGCGTGGAAGCAAGCTGCGTACACTGTCTTCAGATTTGGTCTCGTGGAGTAACGGCAACTCACTCGGCTCTCAACCGAGAGACTGCGGGTTCAAATCCCGTCGAGACTGCGAACGACTAAACGACGAAGGAGAAAGTGATGAAACGTACATTCAGTGTTTACTTCCAGACAATTGCATCTGCGAATGTTTCCGTTGAGTTGTCACAAGCAGATCTTGAGCGAGTATCGGTAGAAGTTGACAAAATCGTCGAAGAACTGACACTTGAAGATCTACGTGAGGTCATCATCGAGAAAGCACACGATAACACGCCACAGCTCAGTGCACAAGGTAGTGGGTGGGGCGAAAAGTGGAGCATGGATCTTGGTGAGTGGGAGTTTGGTTTGGGCTTTATCGTTGACCAAAAATACGACGACAAAAATGATGTCGTTGAAGAGTAACGACCAAACGACGAAGGAGGAGTGACATGACACAGAGCGTAGAGCTCGTCGAGGGCGGGAAGAGCGTCCAGTTCACGGACCGGGTGGTCCCGTGGATGAAGCTCGGCAAGATCGTAGACGGCGCGGTTACGGCGGCCGATGCGGCAAAACTCGGCGGACTCAACTTCACCGTTTCACTACACGACGTGTATTTCACGTGTGACAAGGCTATCAATCCTGAAAACGGTCAGGAAGTTGAAAACGTTCTTCCTGAATGTCTTCGTAACATGACGAATCGCAAGGTCGTCGTCCGTGACGACACGCTGGACCCACTCGCCGTCGTAAGCGCTGGTTACCCAGTGCTCCAGTATCACGAGGCATTCGACTTCATGGACACGGTCGCAGCAAGTCCGACAAACGCGGCGCGCTACGTCGCCGCTGGCGCGCTCAAGGGCGGTAAGCAAGGATTCATGGTCGTACGCGCACCCGACGACATGCAGCTTGACATTCTAGATGGTAAGGACCCACACGAGATCTTCCTCGCACTTCGCACGTCGCACGACTTGACGCGCGCCGTCGAGGTCATGGCGATGCCACTTCGCGGACTGTGCATGAACCAGCTGACACTCGCATCCTTCACTGCGAATGTTCCTCACCGCTGGTCGGTACGTCACACCACGACGATGAAGGCGAAGCTCGCCGAAGCCGAGAAGTCACTCGCCAACCTCGGTGCGTACACCGCTCGGTTTAATGAGCTCGCCAAGCGTCTCGTCGCGGTGAAGGTCACTGATGAGAAGGCACGCTACGTGCTCGGTCACGTGATCACAAATCGTCCTAAGAAGGACGACGTTATCGACTTGATCATTCAGAAGATGCACAAGTCGCCGACGGTCGGCTGGGACGGTACAGGCTGGGGACTCGTCAACGCAGTGAGTGAGTACTTCGAGTGGGGCCGTTCCGGTGGCTCACCGGAGTCGCGCTTTCTCAACGCACTTCAAGGACCAACACACAAGGCTATCAACAAGACCGCGGTGTACTTGCTTCGCGGTGCGACACAGTGAGAAGGGAGGGAACCATGCATCAAAACTATGATCCAACGCAGGATGTTGTCGATGACGTCGAGCGTCCTGACACCGAGGACGTTGGTCAGTCAAACGCGATCGACAACGCGAGTGAATCTGCGGTTGACACCGCTGATGAGTCAAGGACTCGCGAGTCCGACACGGACACTCGTCCAGCGGACACAGAGTCGGAGGCACGCGGGTTCGCGTTCGACGAGTAAAGTTATCACACGGTGGTAGGAGAATCTTACGAGATTCTCCTACTTCCTATTTACAGTGACATAGACACAGGATACTGTATATCTTAAACCGGCAGCAAACCGATGAGGAGGAAAGACGTGGTTCTTGATTATCGAGAGCTTGCGGACCAATATATCTTGAAGGCGCGCGAGCATGAGCGGCTCGCTGACGCGCGCAAGGAACAGATTCGACGCAAGGCGCGTAGTGAGGCACATAACCGACTTACACCTAGCGAGCGTCGTTCACTGTCTGAAGAACAGTTCAATGAATACGTCGACGGCATCGCGGACGGTAAGTGCAACGGCTCACGTGGAACACCACCTGACCCAATCTGGCAAGCTCACGTGTCGCGCAACCAGTGGTACATCCAGCAAGCCATCATGTATGCCACGCGTGCGAATGGTACGCTTCTCACGCAGATCTTAAATGTATTGACCGGCGTGGACACCAGCAAGCAGATCATCTCATCGGCGGTGGCACATGGTCAAGAAGGTCGTCGGTAGGCTTCCACGCTGGGATCAGCGAGCGTGTCACCAGGATGAACTCAAGAAACGTGAACTTGGCCCTGATCTTTTCTTCGAGGTCGAGAAGTGGGATAAGATACCGAATCCTATACAGTCAAGTTTCTGTCGCGCATGTATCATCCAACGTGAATGTCTTCAGTGGGCACTCGACAACGATGAGAAGTTTGGAAT